ATGGCAAAGACATTCGGTAATTACTTGAGTTTTACGCAAAAACATTGAATGACGTTATGGGACGCCGACCAAACACCGCAATCCTAGCTCAAGCCGCTGCCACCGGCGTCGGTCTGCGCCAAGCTCGGCGCCAGCTTGAGAAAGGGCAGGCGGTTGCGGCCGCAAAGCCGATGAAGCCGATCGCCGGGATAGGATTAGACGGCGAGATCGATCGACTTGAATCACTTGCCGCTACCCTGGGCGAGGCAGCCAAGGAGGCGAGCGGGCCGGAGCGGTCGTCACTGATAGGCGATTACACCCGCGTCGTGGAGGCACTGCGAAAAATGAAGGGCGATCGGCCTGATATTAACGAGGCGGAGGGCAAGATGGTTCCGATCGATGAGGCAGACAAGATACTGGCACGCCGGACCAACGCACTAATCCCGCTGCTGCTTGGCATGCCCAAACGCCTAGCGCCTATCTGCGCTCATCGGCCAGCAGCCGAGATCCAGAAAGAGGTGGAGAACGAGGTGGGGCAAGTAATGCGACAAGTGCAGGCCGCACTGTGAAGGCAGCCGAACAGCTACTCAAACGCGAACGCGACCGCTGGAACTTCGAGCCACCGCCGTCCGTCATCGAGTGGGCAGAAAAGAACATTCAACTAGATAGCAGAATCACGGCCCGCCCAGGTCTTTATTCAACCAAGTACACGCCTTACGTGGCGGGCGTACTTGAGGCGCTGGCCGATCCGGGTGTGCATACCGTTAGCCTTTGCTGGGGATCGCAGACAGGTAAGACGCTGACTCTTGCGATCTGGCTGGCGTACAGAATCGCCAACGATCCGGCGCCAGCACTGCTCGTAATGCCGAACGCGGATCTGGCTAGGAGCTACAGCGAAACGCGACTGACTCCGATCTTTGAGAAGTGCAAGCCAGTGCGGGCACTGTTTCCATACGACAGCGACGATTTCAAAATTCTAGAAATGCAGTTTACCAGCATGACTCTTAGCCTGGTTGGATCGAATAGCCCGGCCAACATCAGCTCGCGTCCGATCTGCATTGCGGTACTGGACGAGCTGGACAAGTTTGCGCCCCCCACTGAACGCGAGGCGGCCGCCTACAACCTGGCGCTGGAACGCACAAAGGCTTTCCCTAACCGCAAGCACGTGCTGACTAGCACGCCGACGTTAAGCACGGGCGATATATGGCAGAATTATCAGGCAGGAACGCAGGAAACTTTCCACGTCCCTTGCCATGCTTGCGGTGAAATGCAGGCGATGGAGTTCGGGCAAGTGCGTTGGGCGGATAGCGCACGCAATCCTGACGGCAAATGGGACTTACAGAAAGTGGGTGAGACGGCCGCCTACCATTGCACCAAGTGCAACGAGCCGTGGACTGAGGGCCACAGGCGATCGGCCGTTGAGAAGGGCAAGTGGGTGGCAGCAAATCCAAACGCAGAACGTGGCAGGCGAAGCATGCGACTGCCTAGCTGGTACTCGCCGACCGTCACTTTCGCCGACTGCGCCAAACAGTTCCTAACTCAAAAGCATTACCTACACGGCTTGCAAGGATTCGTGAACGGATGGAGCGCGATGCCATGGGAGGATCAGTTTGATGATGATAAAACAATCGACATTCCCGCCGGCGCATTTGCGAAAAAGCAGGATTGGGAAACGGAACATATTAAACTGGCAGCCATAGACAGACAGATCGACGAGTACTGGTTCGTGGTAAGGGCGTTCGCCAGGGATGGAACGAGCAGGCTGATTGACGAAGGCCGAGCACGAACGATCGAGGACGTGGCGCAACACTTACACACGCTAGGCGTTCAACCAAAGCACACGGCGATGGATAGCGGATACGAGACTCAAGACTCCTACAGAATCTGTGCCCGCTACAAGTGGACTGCATTAAAGGGCGAAGAGCGTCCTGCCTACTGGATTGAAACGCCACGCGGGCGGATGAAGTCAGTTCACTCGGCCGAGCAACCGACTGACGCTGGCTGCATGCTTCTACTACTCAGCTCGCCAGCCTGTCAGGATTTGCTGGCATGGTTGCGACGAGGGCAGGGGCCACGCTGGGAAATTGCGCACGACGTAAGCCCGGACTATTGCGAGCACATGAGTAGCCACAAAAAGGTGCATCGTATTAACCGCAAGACAGGTCGCGATCATTACGAATGGATACGAATCAAAAGCAGGCAGGATCACTTATACGATTGCGAAACATATCTGGCTGGCTTTGCCGTCTACGGAAAAGTAATTCGACCTACTGCCTCACTCGACGAGGAATCGTTGACACCCGTGGCGACGTGATGGCTATTTCCCGCAGACTTACGCGGGCAGTTGCGACGAACTACCTGGCTCAAGCCTCCGGAGTTACCGCAAGCGCCCTGACTAACCTTGCCACTGACCGCAACGCGGCAATGACGGGCGCAGCATCAGGCCGTGCTCTGGTTGGATCTTCAGCAGGCGGACAATCGGCCAGCTTCCAGATCGATCTTAAACCAACGGAACGGGTTGAGCTATTTCAGGCCGCAATCGATTACCTAAACGGCGTACAGGTCACACGCACCAGCGCCTCATTTTCTTACATTTTGGATAGCTGATTATGGCACAGAAACTTTCACTCGTGGCTCGGATGGGCGCAGGGATCAAGGCATTCGGAGCTGGATTCGGTGCAGGCATCAGCACGTTCCAACCCTACGAGGGAGCAGGCTTTTCCCGTAAGCGTCCCGTCATTTACGGGGCACACGCCCGCGATTCACGGCTAGATCTTAACGAAGCGACACGGGTTGAGCTGCTCAAGCTTGCCCGGCACATGTACCGCAACGTCGGGCTGATCAAAGGCGCGGTGGATTCAATCGCCACCTATTCGATCGGGCCAGGACTCCGGCCGCAGTATCGCGGAGCTAACCAAGACTTTGGCAGGTTGTGTGAGGAATACTGGCGCGACGTGGTAGTGCCATCGCCAGAAGTTACAGGCCGGATGACCTGGACAGACATGCTACTTGCACTATCGCGATCAATCGACGTGGACGGCGACGTGTTCGTCATTATGACGGAAAAGGCAAAGCTGCAAATTGTCGAAGGCCACCGCGTTTGCGAGGGCGATGATTACGAAACTTCTGACGGCGTGTTCCTCGGAAAGCTTGGCGAGCCTACTGGGTACCTAGTTCAGACAGGCGAGCTGTATCGCAAGCTGGGCGCAGAGACAGTCATTCATCTAATGGAGCTGGAACGGCCCGATCAGATCCGTGGCGGATCTTCACTGGCCCGCGCGCTTAACCACGTTCGTGATCTCAAGATGCTCGGCGAGTTTGAGAAGGATGCTTTGAAATTGCAGGGATCGATTGCCGCAGTCATCACCACCGACCAAGGCGACGAGCTGGCCGGGCAGGGTGGATTCTTTGGAACCGTGCAGGCTCAAGATACTGGCGAACCCACTATCGCCCGCGAGGAGATCACATCGTCAGCGACCATCCCACGCCTTTCACCTGGCGAAAAGATTGAGATGATCGGGCCAAACAGACCGCACGCAGGATTTGAACCGTTCGCCAAGTTCCTCATTCGTGACGTAGCTATGGGACTTGGGTTGCCCGTTGAGTTTGTTTACGACCCAGCCAGCGTCGGCGGAGCAGGGATGCGGTTTATTGTAGCCAAGGCGCAGCGGAGATTTGAACAACGGCAACGCCTACTTATCGACAGATTCTGCAATCGTGCATGGCGCTTCTTTATTGGCGGAGCGATTGCCAACGGCGATCTGCCGGCCGCCGAAGATTACGCAAAGGTTACATGGCAAACACCGAAGTCGCTCACCGTGGACGCAGGTAGAGAGGCACAGCAGGCACGAGAGGACTATAAAGCGGGCTTATCCTCGCTTCAGGGGTACTTTGGGGAGTTAGGACAAGACTGGGAAGAGCAAGTCAGGCAGATTGCAAAAGAGCGTGAATTTATCGCATCAATCGGAACCGTGACGCCACAGACTGACGTTGCTGCGCCAGTGGAAGCAGTCAAAGAGGCGCCCGCAATTAATGAACCTACGCCCGTAAACCCTGAAAAGGATCCAAACGCTGGGCCGGATGCGGAGCTGTCTGCAGTCGTTAAATTGGATATGCCAGATCCTACGCCCGGCGAGAACGAGGATGCGTTCATGGATCGCTGCATGACTGAGACAAGCATGGAAAAGGAATACCCAGATCAGGATAAACGGCTGATCGCATGCAAACTCCGCTTCACTTCCAAGACAGAGTTGAACATGCCAGATCCAACGCCAGGCGAAAACGTGGACGCTTTTATGGATCGTTGCATGACCGAAACAAGCATGATCAAAGAATATCCCGATCAGGACAAAAGGCAGGTGGCATGCAAGTTGCGCTTCCCCTCAAAGACAGAACTAAACATGCCCGATCCAACGCTAGGCGAAAACGAGGATGCGTTTATGGATCGCTGTATGACAGATCGAGCCATGGTCAAAGATTATCCCGATCAGGACAAAAGACAGGTCGCGTGTAAACTACGTTTCACATCTAAAACAAACTTATCCGCCAAGCCGGAATCCCAAGCCTTTATTATGAAGGACGATCCTGACTTTAACCTTTCCGCTAAAGAGCTGGATATGGTGGCAAAGGCAGTGGGGCTAAAAGATAAAAAGCCAAGGACTATTAAGAAAAAATAGTTGTCCGCACTAGCTCTGACCATAGGATCAGGGCATGAACAGGCTCGGTTTTAATCAGCCAGATTCAGATTCTTCCAAGTTATACTATTACGACGATACAATCAGCGTGACTAAAAGTATGGTCACCTTGGGGCATCCATATAACCAAGTGTTCAATCTAGCGACGATACATGGCGTAAGCCACGGCCGCGATAATAGCGGAGTCATTGTAAAATTAATGTGGTTTTTGCTTGGCGTCTTTGGTTTATTAATGGGCTGGATTTTATTTACAGAGGACTGGAAGCTTACAGGCGGAACTATATTTCTAGGCTCTATTGGCATTTGCTGGCTGGCCATACGAGGGTCAGCACGCCCTTTCGTTGAGTTAAAGTTTGGCGGCTTAAACAATCAAATGCTGTACATGAAAAAAATGGATGAGGCTGAAGCCCTAGCAGTGGCCATAAAAATGGCGATGCACGATCTGAATACCCCGCCCGAATCTGGGCAAGCCGTCTACAAACCCATCTTTCCAGATCCCGCAGACCCCGTTTCTCGCAATCCTATCTTTAGCCGAAACTGATTTGACACCCGTTGGCCAGCATGGCCAACAAACTTTCCAACGTATCCATTTTAACAGTAGGTGAGGCCAAGGGCCACAACCTGCTGATCGATCAAACTTCGCTAGAACAAGCGCTGGCCGTGGCATTGTCCATGAAGCGCATTAAAGTCACCATGGGCCACGGCGCAGAAGTCTCTGGCATCCTCGGCTATATCGACGGGTTTAAGATTGAAGGCGATCGCCTTATGGGTGATTTAACATTGTTTAACACCAACGAGGCGCAGTTTGTTCAGCACCTAGCCAACGTATTGCCCGAAGGGTTTGGCCTTTCTCTTACCTTTAGCGGAGTTCCAGAACAAATAGCGGGCGATCGTTTTGCCAGGGTAACCGAAATATACGACATCAGCGTGGTGAGTACTCCGGCCGCCAACCCCGCCGGAATGTTTTCTGCATTTACAGCAGTTGACATGAAAAAACTGCAAATGAACGAAGCGTCTGTCGAAGTGAAGAAAGAGGAGATCGCGCCGGCCGTCGTGGCCGAGGTCGCAGCTCCTTCCGTTGAAGCTCCCGTTGTCGAA